TCAGCGTAAGCACCAACAGAAACGCCGCCGAACATATTGGGCGACTCTTTCATCACTTGGTACAGGTCAGAACCAGCAGTTGTGTTCAGATACAAACGACCTGAAGCATTCATGCCTTCGTCATCCATTTCAATGCTTGTCCATTCACCAACAGGAATAGAGTCAGAATTGTGATTGACGTACATAGGCAGTGGTCGGCCCATTTGAGCAAACTCTTTAGCCCATTGCATAAAGCCTTCTGGCTTATAAAAGAACTTACGACCATCAGCGCCTTCCCGTGCGCCCCAAGTCGTGATACGAGCCTCAATCTGTCCAGACGGTTCGCCGTTGTTGGCTTTCTCGTTGAGATTCAGCTTGGCTTCGCAGATTAGATTCAATGTCTTCATTGATTGCCCCTAAAGCAATGGATTGGTTATTGTCCTGTATTTTAGGGGGTTGCCCTAGAAGTACAGGCAACTTTTTAGGTCGTTTGACCTGTTTGGCTAATGCTACCAGATATTGTCTATCAGTACGCATAATATATCAAGTCGTGCCAATGTTCATTTTTTTGGTCTGGTTTCCACCGCCGCCACCAGTATCTTGGCTGCTTGAACCGGGTATTGGTTCAGCGCCTTTATCGTCTTTTACCAACTCATCGCCATCCTCTACAGATGGCAGATTCATGTAGTTACGGGCTTCGTTGGGTGTCATGATGCCACCTTTTACGCCAGCAGTCGCAAAGTTCATCTGATCCAAAGGCGCACCCTTCAAGAAGTCCTTGGTGTCAAACTCAACACACAAAGATGGGTAGCCTTCCAGCAAATGCTGCGTCAGCTTCTGCTGAATGTTGCAGATTGTCGGGTACATGGTGGTTTTGTAGAACTCATCCAAAGCCGTTTGGCTGTTGTTGAATTTACCGTCATGGATGCCAATCATGGAAGGCGGCACACCGAACAATCCGCAGATTCGGCGCATTGTCTGCAACTTCAAAGCAGCAGCATCAGCGTCTTGCAGACTCAGCATTTCTATCTTTTGATATTTCATGCCCTGATCCAGCAACATACCCTGACCCGGCTTGCTTGGGTCACTGGTCTTGCTGCCTGTCATGTTGTTCCATGCCTCTTTCAGACGGGCTGCAATCTCTTTGTATTTGCCATCGGGAATAACTTGCTCGGTCACAAACATACCAGAAGGCTTTGCGCCGTTCTGCATGATGAAGTTGGCGTACAAGTCAATGTCTTGGTCCAAGCCAACCAATTCAGTCGCCAAAATCCCTTTGTTGAAACCAGCCGAGCCTTGCCACGCCATTTCCTTAGTGTGCATCACTTGGAAATACTTGAAGTCATGGTCTTTATTAAAACCATAGCTTGGCGTAGACAGTCGGAAGGTCGGATAGCGTGTTGGTGTAATGGTCACGGCAATCAGCGTTGAATCCAGCACATACATTTCCAACGGAGTCTCGGTAGAACTGTTCTGGTCTTTCCTCCACCACAGGGTAAAGGCTTCACCAGACAATTCGTACCACATCAGCCACTGATACCAGAACTCGTATTTGCTCTGGAAGTTGTTTGGATTGCCCAACAGCTTGGCAACTTGTTTGGCTTTGGCCCTGTCTCGCGCACCTACGCCTTCGCCTCGAATAGCATTAACGGTTTTACCGTCAGCGGTTTCGCAGCAAATCTTAATTGGCAGTTGAGCCAAAGCACGGGCTTTTACGCCAACACAGGACATGATTGTGCTGTTTCTGGTCAGCACAGACATATCCACCGGGCGACCAGCAGTTGTCGTGCTGGCAGTGGTCACATAGAGGATTTGGGTGTTGACACCACCACGTTTGTCACTTCCCTGATAAACAATGTTGTTACCAAGGGCTGTCTGACCGAACAAAGTATTGCTCTCAGACTGAGTGTTTTTGCGCTTGAAAATGTCAAAAATTGCCATGATTTCCCCTCAATTTCCTACACTTTACCACTCTAGCGACCTAAAGCCAAATGATTCGCTGACAAATACGTTATCCAAATGGCAGTGCAACGCCATAATCATGGCAATAATACCGTCTACCTTGGCTGACGGGTCTGCTTCGTTCTTCCTGACCTTTACGTTGCCGTTCACATCAGTGTAAACCTCGCAGTTTCCAAGCTGCCAGCCAACAAACGGGTTGCCATCATGGTGAATGGCTTTCTTCAGGATGAGTTGCTCGGTGGTCTTGGACGGGTTTGACAGCATCGCCATGCCCTGACCAACCTTTTTTACGGGCAAGCCATCAGCGTACAGGTTAGCCACCAAAGCAGCAGCGTTGTACGGGTCATAGGCAATTTCTTTGACGTTGTGCTTCTCACACTCTTGCTTGATGTAGCTTTGAATCTCATTGAGGTCAGTCACGTTACCCGGCGTGAGCCTCAAAATGCCACTTGCATGAGCCTGTGAAAAAATGCTCTTGTAATGGTTCGGGATTAGCTCAATCGATTCCTCTGGCAAGAAGAACTGGAACTTGGCATAGAAGTTTTCTTCGCTGTACCTGTGCAAAGTACAAACAGCGTTCAAGTCCCGAGTGTGCGCCAAGTCAAACGCAACAAATGTTGATTCTGGTTTGTCATCCGGGAAAGGCGCAATTGACTCATCCCAATACCTGCGGTCAACCCAAGCAGTGTTTGCGCTGACATAAATGTTCAGTTGCTTGCACAGAAACTCGTTCAGGCTTGCTGGCTTGGCAGACGCTTCTTCAGCCATCTGCTGAATGCTTTGAGTCGTAACCGACACGCCAAGCATTGGGTTCGCTTTGCCCCATACCGCAGGGTCAGCCCAATTATCTCCGGGATCAATGCTATAGAGTAGACCAAACCAGCGGAAACTATCAGGAGCAGCGCCACGCAAGACGCTACGAAAGTGCGAAAGGTCTTCAAAGAACTTGGTTTCCTTGGTAAAGCTGGCGGTTGTCAGATACATCCGCAACGGGTTCTTTCGAGCGCCCATACCAGAGTGAAGCACCTCAATCGACTGTCTCTCAGTAATCTGAGCAGCCTCGTCAATCATGGCGCAACTTGGGTTTTTACCGTCACCAGTTTTGCGGTTTTCCCGTGACAGCGCACGGTAGGTAGATGTCGAGTCGCCAGCCTTTTTCAGTTCACTGCGGTAGGCAATAAACTTAGCGCCCAACTCAGGCTTCATGTTTTCTAAGATAGCCTTGGACGAATCAAAGCAAATACTCGCCTGATCCCTGTTAGTAGCCAGAGTAAACACTTCAGCGCCAGCATCACCAAACTGCAACTCATACAGCGCAATGATGGACGCAAGGGTTGTCTTGCCAGATTTTCGAGGCACGAACAAAATGACATCGGTGACATATCTATAGGTATGGTCTTTTCTGTCCCTGAACCCATAAATACCCGCCAAGTACATGACCTGAAACGGCTCAAGTTCAATTGGCTTCCCGGCATCCGGGCCTTTGACATGGCGGCAGAACTTGACGAACTTGAGGATGTGTTCAGCCTTGGCAGGGACAAACTCGTAAGGCGCATCCTTACGCTCGACCATATCCAAGAACCGCTGGCAAGCCAGTTTGACATCCTCACACGCCTGAATGTCACCCCGAGTTACCGCTACCGCATACTCAAACGCCGGGTTAAGCAGTGGCGAATAACTCATCTACATCACTCACTTTGGCTTTCAACTTCGGGCGACCACGGGCGACAAGACCCAATTCAGCCAGCATCTTGATGGCCTTATCAGCCATCTCAGTGCGAATCTTGAACCAAGCCGTCACGCCTTCGTTGTTGCCGTAGACCGTGACATGGCCCATTTCCCGAATGTTGATTTCAGCAGTCAGCATACTGTCCACCGTGTTGACCAGAGTGCCAACCAGCAGTTCATCCGATGCCGTGAGTGTGCCTGTCGATGCTTCGACTTCTGCGCGAATGGCAGTCTCAAACGCAGCCCTGTCCCAAGTGGACGGGTCGTTCAAGTAGCCAAGAATGTGACGAGGTTTTTTTGCCATAGGGTGAGTTCCTTTTGTCTTGTCTGACGCAAGCGTATCACATTTAGGGAATTCCCACGCAAAAGACTCCCCCCTCTTGACTTTGTACCCCTCCGAAATTGACCCCGCGCCTGCTCCCGGGCCAAACCGGGGACTTTTAGTTTCAAAATCGCGGGTTGGTAATGCGGGCGGGTTACATTTTAATGGCTTGCATAGCGTACAGATAACACAAGCATTAGTGATTGTAGGCAGCGCATACGAAAGCACTAGCGATGCAGCGCAAGCAGCTAGCGTTAGGCTTGAGACATTACAAAGGGATAGTCTTGAAGGGCATAGTCTTTTATGGGGTCAACGTAATGACGAAAGACGCCCTTTTTTTCTAGCCCTGACTTAATCCCGTGACACTCAGGGCAGAGTGACTGAAACAAATTTCGGGCAAAAGCATGATTTCCGATAGCTGCCCAAGGGAATACATGGTCTACATGGTTTGCTGCTGTTATGCGTCCATCAATCAAGCAAGCAGCGCATAGAGGGTTAGTTGATAGCTGCCTTGCTCGAATGGCTAGCCATGCTGATGTTTTATATGGTGCATTGAATGCTTGTCTGTCTATGCTGGTCTTTTTTGCTGGTGCATGGTCTATACAAAAGATGCTGCCCTTGATGCTAGGGGCTTTGCACTGATAAGTAGCACATTGATCTAGAGGGATAGAAGGCATAAGCACATTTTACAGAATGAATACTTTTTTCCCCTAGGGTTTTTATTTGTCTAAATGTAGGGTTTTCCCTAACATAAATTTTTGTGGATAAGTAAGAGAATCACAGTCAGGGCAGCAAGGTGCAAGCCCGAAACTGGAGAGACACCATGAAGATCAAGATGTTTAAAAAAGGTTATGTCACTTGGGAGATTTTGATGCCATCAGGAATGATTGAAGTGAAGGTGCGCTGCGAGAACGGCTATTTCGATAAGGTGCGCTGCGACACTAGAGAAGCAGCTAGAGACTATTGGAAGTCTTTTTGCGCTATCGCCAAAACAATCAGCAACACTCGCACATTGAAAGCCTAACCATGAAAGAAAAAATTCTTGACATCCTTTTTGCAGTGGCTTTGGGTCTTGTCCTTTGTGGCTTTGCCCTTGCTTACTTTGACATCCTGACTTACTGACTAACGAAAGACAAAACATGACAAAACACCCTGCACACTCAGCAGCAAGATTAGAAGTTGATCTTGTGGCTTTCCATAGCTTGCTGACTGAAAGCCCGAATGATGAAAAGGCAGCACTTATAAAAATTGCAAAACGCTGCATAGAAACCCTCAAATCCTTGAGGCAAGAGATGGCAGCAAGTGAAAGACAAAGACAGTACCAACAGCAGATTTTTTGTGACAAGTTGACCTTTGAATTTTCTGTCAACGCTGACTTTTCAGCGTCTTACGTTAGAGACTATCAAGATATTGTGATTGATGGGGAAACCATCAAAAACATCATCTCAAATGAACGTCAACTTCAAAACATGAATGATGAGCACTTGTTCGCCAAAGTGACTATCACTGACATTGACCCTGAAATTTAACCAAAGAAAGACAAGACAATGACACACACTACAAAAGACAGTCTGCAAGACCATGTTCAAAGCATTGCAGACAATTTGACTAATCCTCCTGATGAATGGAGTGAGGGCAGAGACATTGAGCAAGAGGGCGAATTTTGTGCTTTTGACTATTTGCAAGATGCGTTAGACATTGAATACATTGTCAACAGCAAAAGAGAGTATTTAGGTGCAAGAGTGCTTATAGCTTTTGGAGGGCCAAATGTCTGGATAGATACCCGCAAAGGAACAGTGGACGGGTATTGGTGGAGTGATAAAGCAAGTGCATCATTTAAAGACAATTTGGGTCTTGATGATGCTCTTGCTGAATTGTGGTCTTGCAAGTAAGGAGCAAAAAAATGGATGAATTGACCTTCAATTACAGAATGGCAGAATTTTTGCAGGTTTGCCCTCTACCAGTAAAAGATGCTGACTTCTTCATCATCCAAATCAAGTCACAAGATGGACGAAAGACCAAAAATCTCAATGTGACACCTGATGAATTCAGGCAAATTGAAAAAATTCTTCTTGGAGTGCAAGCATGAGAACAATCGAAACCACAATTTTTACTTTTGATGAATTGTCTGATAAAGCTAAAGAAAGGGCCATTCAGCAGCATAGACAATGCGTTGACTATCCTTGGTTTTCAGAGTGCTTAGACAGTCTGAAGACCTTTTGTGATGAATTCGGGGTCAAGGTTACAGACTACACACTGTCAGACTGTTATCGGGCCTCTATTTCTACTGATGCAACACCAAAGCACTTTAGAGGCTTGAAGCTATCTAGCTTTAATAGAGAAGCTATGCTTACTGGCTTTTGCTTTGACTGTGATTTGCGGTATAGCTTTTATGATGAATTCAAGAGAACGGGTGATTCTTTCCATGCTTTCAAAGATGCCCTAGAGACTTTCTTGTTAGCAGTCAGGAGGGACATTGAGTGGCATTATTCTGATGAGGCTATCACTGAACACATTGAAATCAATGGCTATGAATTCACCAAAGATGGAGACACTGTATGAAGACGATTAAATTAACACTTCCAGAATTTTGGGCTAGTGCTCTTATCAATGGAGACTATTCGGGCCTAGAAGATGACGAAGTGCAAGAATTAGAACAGTGGCTTTTATTTGCTAAAAATGAGGGCTATGGGTTTTGCCTTGATGTAAACACTGATGAAAGATCATTCATTCAATACCATGATGCAAGTGCATGGGTCTTAGCTTGTGATTGTCTGGAATACACTTTTGAGGTGATAGCATGAAAAAACAAATTATTTGGTTTTTGTGGAATCAGTGTGACGAATACGCAGGATTTCATCCAAGACGTTTTCGGGCTTGTGCTTATGTCTTGCACCTTATTGGGTGCGACTATTGGTATGCTTCTGATGACTATGAATGGAGCAAGCAAGCATGAAAAAAGACAAACTGCTAGAGGCTTACGATAGTGCTATGCAAGCTATAGCTTTGCTACAGATAAGCACTTACTGCGTCAAAAATGAGCAGCTAGATTCATGGAAAGCACTAGAGCTACTCAAGACCCTGCATCAAATAGTAGGAGAATCTTCAGGCTTGCTTGCTGAATTATTGGATGAAAGACAAGACAGACAAGAAAAGAGGAAAAAATGAAAAAAGGATCATTCGGGGTCAACACCCTAGAGGACAATTCGCCTCTATACATTGTGCAAAGGGTCAAAGGGTCTACACTGCTTTGCAGCACTAGATTTGATGACCCTCCTTGCTCATGGATAACAATTCAAAAGGACAATTTCTGGCTTTTAGCTTGACTTACTAAACCCAAGAATTCCCGGATATTTCCGGGTTTTTTTGGGCTTATTAATGTTAGTGAGCGCACACACACTTAGCCCAAGGGCTAGCAGCAAAACCAGCAGCTAGGCTAAGGGTTAGGCAGTGGCTAGGGTTTGACTAGGTTATGGGTTAGCTACTGGCTAGGCTAAGGGTCAAGGCTAGGTTATGCCAAGGGCTAGGCCAAGGGTCAAGCAAAAGCTAGGTTAGGGGTTAGGTTTTGGCTAGGTCTAGGCTAAGTTTTGGCTAGGTTTAGGCTAGGCCAAGGGTTAGGCTAAGGGCTAGAGGCCAAGACTAATCAAAGCCCAAGGGCCAAGGCTAAGGGCTAGGCTTGACTTCATGCTTAACCAGAGAAAACCTTGCTAAGTGCTTGATTCTATGGGTGTATGCGTCAATGCTTATGTGCTTATATATGTCAACGCTTATATATGCCTCAGCTTATATAACCAGCAGCTTATATAGGGCCAGAAAATGCCATTAGGCCACTACGCATTTCGGAAAAAAAATTTGGAAGAAAAAAAATGCCTAGTCAGACTAGGCAAAATTTCCCTCTTTCCGAGAAATGGCAAGTTGCAAAGAAAATTATCAACCTCTCTCAAATTTTTTTACCAGATTTGACGATGGCTTCCAGCCGTTCTCGTCAACCCTGTAGGTAAGCACATCTTTGCTTTGTGCTTTGTAGCCAGAGGCGTAAGCAGCCCTAGCAACTGCCAGCGCCTTAGCCTTTGTATCGAATGGCCCTTGCGAACCCCAATACCAGCCTGATTGCTTCTTTGTGAGTGGCATTATTTCAGGAATCTGAGTTTGTAAAGTGTAGATGCAACCAGATCAGCCAGTTCATCTACGATGTTTTGCAGTTCGCTGTCCTGTGGAAATCCGGGCATCTTGCGATAGCTGGCGATTTCATTGCCGATGTAGGTAACAAGTTCCAGACCATTTTCCCCCAGAAAAAGTGCCTTTTCCGCGAAAATTATTTTGGAATACTTGCCTTGGTACGCCTCAATGAATTTGTCTGACAGATCGTCAAGCCCATCGTAGAAGTCACCCAAAGCCATGTGCTGCGAATAGCTGTCAGTGCCAAAGTGGTGGATATGCCCTGCTGTCACGCCGTTGAGCATACACATTGCAAATTCGCCGATCACATTGGACGGGGCTTCGTTGATAGTGAATTTCATGGTGGGTTCTCCTGTCACTATTCTATTTGAAGTCGCGGATAAAGATAGCAAAACTTGCTGCTGTGTCGCCAAATGGCATAGCTGCTACGGCTTTTGACAGGCGAACTTTGTAGTCGGTGGCTTGGCTCACTTCTTTCTCAAGACGTTCGTTCCTTGCCCGTAATAGCCTGTTTTCTGCTTCTAGTTCTGTAATCAGCAGGTAGAGATCGCGTTCTTCTTGTGTCATATGTTCTTTCTTGCTCGAATAGCGGCGGCGCAGTCCATACAAGTGACATCCCACATGGACTTGTCTGTGTCGCTGTAAATATCTGGTGCTGGCAACTCCTCGCACACCTTTGCACACGCCTCACGCTCGGCCTCAACAGCCTCACGCATTGCCACACACGCATACCGTTTGCAGGTCGGGCCGCATGAGTGAATGTCCCATTTGTACTTCTCTTGCTCATCAGCACGGACAAGTGCTTCAAAGACTTTCAACTTTTCAAGGTTGATTGGCTCACCAGTTACAAAGTCATAGGGCATCTTGACTTCACGGGCCATGTCTATCGTGTCTCTCATTTCAACTCTCCTTGCGACTCAATGGTTGCCTCGACCACTTGTGCGTCATCGCCACAGGCTTTCCACAATGCGTTCATCAGAACTTCTTCATTGTTTTTAGCCTTCTCACGCTCATCAGCACGGACAAGAAACTCAAAATGCTTAAGTGCATCAATAAACTTTGCTCTGTCATGCCCAAGCCCATAAACATCTATCCATGATTCACGGGCCATGCTCATTGTGTCTTTCATGTTCCTTTTGTCCCCCACTCAGGCATCTTTTCATTGGCTGCAAGCGCCTCAAGTTCCACAAACAGTTCGTGTAGTTCGTGACTGTTGAATGTGCGACTGCAATAGCAACCCCAAAAATA